ACAATACCAGGTTAGGCGAAATTGAATATGCTGATAAAAGCATACACTATGTAAAGGATGCAGCGATCAACTATATTCAAGGCATCCTGACTAGAGAAATCATCAAAAATTATCAAAAAAATGTTCTTGGATGACATAAATCAGTTGACAACCATGAACTCTTACAGTATACATATACTGTAGCAACAAAGCGGAGACCAAGATATGGCGTACGGTGATTTCGAAACTGCTGTTGGAACTGAAGTTGGCGTAGTGCGTCGCGGTCGCAGTGGAGTATTGATGCTTGCCAAGTTTGGTACTGTGACCAAAATCAACGGTCATGGTCATATCTTTGTTAAAAGCGGCGACACTGAATATCGCTTTACTCGTAGAGGCGATGCTTACAAAAACACCTGGGGGCCCACGCTGTGCCATGCAGCGCAATTACGTGCGGAAATGATTCGCGACGAACAGCGCAAAGATCGAATCTGTGCTGCCCGTGAAATCGAATCCGTGATCAACGGTGGTTGGAGTTACTCGGGTACGTTCCACGTTTCGCGAGATCGAGTAGATCAACTCAAAACACTGGTAGCTAAATTGGAAACACTGATTGCAGAATAAGAGACAGACTCAAATGGCAAAATTCAAAAAAAATACCTATGATACTGATCGTGTGCTTGCACTAGCAGTGGCAGTTGACAGTCGACAAGGCTTTATCAAAAGCGGATTCGGCTTTTACGATCACGCTACTCGACTGCAAACATTGGACAACAAAACAGCTATCATCCGTGTGTTGGAAGGTGTTGATCCCGAGATTTCGGCCACCGATAGTGACCTTGCATTGGTAGAAGAAATCAAAACCAGTTTCAAGGAAGAATTGATCGCCAAAAAGCTAATGAACAAAATTGTTGGATTTGAAGAAAGTGTGCTTAGTGTTATCAGCGCAGACAAAGTAGATGCGTTTGGTATCAGTATTCTGGCCAGCTTGCCCAACAGTTTTCGTGTACAGCAAAAGCGGCAGGATCTGGAAAATTGGTTTGACTCGCATCGTGCTACTAGTGAGTTTGTGGGCAAGATTGGTGACCGACTCCGGTTCGATGTCGAAGTCAAAGACGTTAAGTTTATTGCCAAGTTTGGTATCCACTTGGTGACTTGTGTAAATAATGATGGTAACATTGTTAAGTTTTTCTTCAACCGAGAGCCTGACATCGGTGGCTTGATTGAAGGCAAGCGTATGATTTTGACCGGTAAAGTCAAAACACATGATGTTAGTAAGTTCAGCCAGTGCAAAGAAACTGTGTTGAATTACGTTAAACTTGAATAAATCGCTTGACTCTGCGGCAGCAGATGCTATTGTAATGAAGTAGACAAGAAACAAGAGGATGTGACGGATGCAAAAAGTTCTAGTTCATAACGGCAGCTATCGGAATCTTGAGATTAAAAACACTGTGTTTACTCTTGTTAAAGAGTATACTGAAGGCAAAGACAGCAACTACATTACTGTAGACGGAGCCGAACATGCCGGATTGCCGGACAGTAAAGTCCGCATTAAGGTAGATGGTCGTGACAACTTCCAGATGATGGAAGGCGACGAAGTAGTCGAAGTTGCTAGCAAAGCTGCGCCTGAATCCGACGACACTATTATCGAACGACTGCGCGAACGTTTCCAAGTGCTGGAAGACATGACCTATGCATCGTGTGACGGTGTAGTGCGGGGCATGGTTGTTACTGGACCTCCGGGTGTTGGTAAAAGCTACGGTGTCGAAAAAGTCATCCGTGAAGCAGAGCTTATGAACAAAATGGGCGGCAGCACTGGTACCACTGGCCGCAAGTTTGGCATGGAAAAGGGCGCTGCTAGCCCTATTGGTTTGTTCAAACTGTTGTATGAATATTCCAATGCCGGTAGTGTGCTTGTGCTGGACGACTGTGATAGCGTGTTGTGGGACGAACAGTCGCTCAACTTGCTGAAAGCGGCACTAGACAGCAGCCCTAAGCGTTACTTGAGCTGGCGTTCGGAAAGCCGTGTGTTGAAAAACGAAGGCATCCCTGAAACGTTTGAATTCAAGGGTTCGATCATTTTCATTACTAACCTCAAGTTTGACAAAACACGGGGCAAGATCAAAGATCACCTTGACGCTATTATGTCACGCTGCCACTACTTGGACTTGACGCTAGATACGATGCGTGACAAATTCCTGCGCTGCCGTCAAATTGTGCAAGACGGTATGTTGTATGATTACCAGTTTACTCAAAAAGATCAAGACGATCTGCTAGAGTACATCTTCGATAACCGTAACAAACTCCGCGAAATGAGTTTGCGTATGGTTCTAAAAATCGCCGACCTTAAACGGATGAACGGTGATAAATGGAAACGCTATGTAGAGATGACCTGCATGAAGCGTTAATCCAAACTGATCCGGCAGTGGAACTCCTCTGTCAAAAGTTACTCTCACTCCCACTGCCGGACCAACTGGGGCTAGTAAGATGTCTTACTAGCCCTTTCTTTTACTAAGTACTTATGGTTGTACTTGACATAATTCTAAAGGCAGTTTATAACAATAACATGAAATGTAAAATAGTTTTAAAAGACGAAATCAATTGTAAAATCGAAGGACTGGAATTAACCACTCGTCGAACTCTTGAGAAAAAATTAAAGTTTTTGCTGCCTTATGCATTCCATTCTCCTGCTTACAAGCTAGGCAGATGGGACGGCTGTGTGAGTTTTTTCAGCACGGGTGGCAATACATTTATCAACTGTTTGCCTTATATCATTCCTGTACTGGACGCTGCTAGATATCAAATCGAGATCGAGGACAACAGACATCGATGGGACTTGTCGTTCCCGCAAATAACAGAAGATTACTTCAGTCACAAGGTATGGCCGGCTAAACATCCGGCTGCTGGCGAACCAGTTGTGTTGCGCGATTATCAAGTGGATATCATTAACCAATTTCTTGCCAATCCGCAGTCCTTGCAAGAGATTGCAACTGGCGCAGGCAAAACACTGATCACCGCTGCACTTAGTAATTTGGTCGAAATGTCCATTGACATTGACACCAAAGTGCAGCAAAAACTCGCCACAGGCAAAAGCGGTGCCCGCAGTATTGTCATCGTCCCCAACAAAGATCTAGTAGTTCAAACAGAAGCAGATTATATTAACTTGGGGTTAGATGTAGGTGTATACTTCGGTGACCGTAAAGATCTCAATCGTACGCACACCATCTGCACTTGGCAAAGCCTCAATGTAATCGACAAGCGATTCAAAGACGGCGAAAGTGAATACAGTTTAGCAGATTTTTCTCAAGGCGTAGTGTGTTTGATTGTAGATGAAGTGCATCAAGCCAAAGCAGATGTACTCAAGAAGTTGTTGACAGGCGCATTCAGTAACATACCAATTCGTTGGGGGCTGACTGGTACTATTCCAAAGGATGAATGGGAGAAGCTAACACTTACAGTTAGTCTAGGTGATGTTATAAACAAACTAGCAGCCAGCGAATTACAGGACATGGGTGTTCTTGCAAGCTGCGACGTTAACATTTTGCAGCTACAAGACAACGTTACTTATGGCAATTACCAAAGCGAATTGACTTATCTCACTACAAACACAGATCGACTCGATTATATGGCAACACTTATCAATACTCTGGCGGAGGATGGCAACACATTGGTGCTGGTTGATCGTATTAGTTCTGGAGAAGGATTAATGGAGCGGCTAGGCGCAGACGCAGTGTTTGTGAACGGTGCAATGAAGTCCAAAAACAGAAAAGAAGAATACGACGACATTGCTGACTCTGACAACAAGATCATCATAGCAACATATGGTGTAGCAGCGGTGGGCATCAATATTCCAAGGATTTTCAATCTTGTGCTGATCGAACCCGGGAAAAGTTTTGTAAGGGTAATTCAAAGTATTGGCCGGGGTATTCGCAAAGCTAAAGACAAAGACAGCGTGAGAGTATGGGATATCACTAGCAGTGCAAAGTTCAGTAAACGACACCTGACAGAACGCAAAAAGTTCTATACAGAAGCAAAATATCCTTTCACTGTTACAAAGGTAAACTACAAATAACAAAACTACAGTCGAGCTATATGATTGGCGTGACCGAACACTTTTGCAAGGCTTACTGTTTTGCAACTAATATGGATTAACAATGAAGATACTAACAGTTGATAACGAATCATATGATTTAGACTATGTGCCGGAAGAGATTGACGACATCAGGTATTGTGTGCTAGATTACAGCGACAAAGACAATGCAGACTATATTTTTGTACCATTGGTGTTTCTTGAAAGTTTCAACAGTCCGGCAGCAGTATTGAAATTAGGTAATCACACGATCACTGTGCCGCTGGATTGGAGCATGATCGTGTGTGATGCAGAAGTAGGTGATCCGGAAGTGTTGCCTATTACTAGCTTAAACGATCGAGGATTTAGGGCATTTTTGTTCAACCCTATCTCTGGGTTTTTGCCTGACTTTGCTGAGATTGAGATCGTGAATATCTATCAAGAAATGCGATGGTATTTCCCCAAGCTCAAGTTTGGGCATATACTAGCGATTCCGCTCACTACAGGGCCCAAGCCCAAGTGTGCGTACTTTGTTAAAGAAACAAATAAAATTCCGGATGTATTGAGCACAGAAGATCTATGGTAGACAAACTAAGCATTAAAGAAGAACTACGTGCAATTGATTGCCGAGACAGAGACTGGTGGACCAGTCTCTCAGAGGAAGAACAATCCAAAGTCAGTATATTTGTTCTTATGCGCTACACTAGTGCAGTAGACAGCAAAAACTTTGCAGTGCAATCGCATTATTTGACCATGACTAATGATTTTGTGAATGTACACAACAACATTCTTAGACACCACCCGCAGTTGCAGCATAAACTATTGCAGTTAGCAGGAATCGGTTCACCACAATTTCATCCATGGATTGCTCCCGGCAAGCGAGGCAAAAAAGACAAGCTACAGAGTTGGTTAGCAGAACAATATCCTACCTACAACGATGACGAATTGGACCTGCTAGTATCTACTAACACCAAAGAAGATTTTGTTGATCGTATGGAACAGCAAGGCATGACTCCTAAGGAAATCAAAGAACTATTCAAATGATCTGTTGCGAATACTGTAAACAAACTTTCAAAAGCGAACGCACTGCGGCAGTGCATATGTGCGACAAGAAGCGAAGATGGCTGCAAAAATCTATGCCAGAATCTATAGCTGGGTTTGCTGCCTTTGATTTGTTTTACAGACTGGGTATGCAAAGCAAGCCCAAAACCTTTGATGAATTTGTGAACAGTCAGTACTACAGTGCCTTCGTAAAGTTTGGTAGCTATTGTATCAACACACGAGTAATCGACACTGAAGCGTATACTCGATGGCTGATAAGAAATCAAACCAAACTCAAAGACTGGCCCACTGATCGCATGTACACACTTTTTGTGCGAGATTATTTGAAAAAAGAAAGTGTTGGTCGTGCATTAGAGAGATTTGTGGAATGTGCAAGCGAACTAGATTACTTTAGTGAATTTTGGGAACGTGCTAGTGGCTATTTGATAGCTGACTGGGTAGAGACTGGAAAGATCAGTCCTTGGATCTTGCTGTGCAGTGACAGAGCAACACAAGCGATACATAGGCTAAACAGCGAGCAGATAAACAAAATAGCTGCATCCATTGATGCAGACTACTGGTCCAAGAAGCGTGATCTGAACCCTGCAGATGCTAATTGGGTTAGCCAAATTATAGATGGAGTAACTGATGGACATTGATATTGATTTTGCAGATCGAACCCGTGCTTTGCAGTTGTTCAAGCATACCCCTGCTAGAATACAAAATCGCAAACACAACACAGGTATATATTTTCACAGAGTGCCAGTGGATCCTTTTAAAAACATATGCACACTTGACCACAAGCTGGCAGACAACGCAGAATATTTTAAATTGGATCTGCTAAATGTGACTATATACAAAGACATAGCGGACGAAACCCATTTGCAGCGGCTTATGAATCAAGAGCCAATTTGGGAATTGCTACAGCATGACGAGTTTGTGGGCAAACTGTTTCACGTGTCGGAGCATATAGATGTGCTAAAAAAACTAAAACCCGACAGTGTGGAAAAGTTGGCGGCAGTACTGGCAATTATCCGCCCAGCAAAACGATATTTGGTCAATCACACTTGGGAAACAATTTTTAACGAAGTATGGATTAAGCCCGAATCTGATCAGTATTTCTTTAAAAAAAGTCACGCATTTTCCTATTCAGTAGCAGTGGTAGTACACATGAACTTATTGTGTGAACAAATGATGCAGACATCTGTTAGTAAACACAAGGAACTATGATAATGAACGACATCGACCAGGACAGGTTTGTTAGAGACATAGAACACGAGGGCTTTACTGTGCACCGTGAAATTTTTGATCTCGACAAAATAAAAGAACTTAACGATTACGCAGCCACACTAACACCCGAACGTGGACATGACAAAAATAAAAAATGGTATGGGTGGAACACTGTATCCAAAATGGCAGAGCCTATGTCCGAAGTTGACTGGGGATATTTTTGGACTGCTAGAGCAGAGCATCCTTATATCGAAGAAATCAAAAACGTACTGCGTCCTTGTGTGAACGCAACGTTTGGCGAAAACAATTGGGTATGGCATGTGCAGGATTTTATCGTGCTGCAACCAGGTATGAATTTTTATCGACCTCATATCGATACTCCTTATAGATTCAAGGAATTCAGGTATTCAAAAGAACTGTTGGGTATGCAGTTTATGGTGATGATGTGTGATTTCAATGAATGGAATGGAGCAACTGGTTATGTACCAGGCACACACAAATACTATTATGATGCAATAGATATGCGTGACAACAGTATCGGTTGGGAGATATTTTTCAACGACAACTACAAACAATACACTGCACCCGCAGGCAGTATGGTAGCGTGGCATCCCAGATTGTTGCACAGTACTATGCCCAACAAAACAACGGAAACCCGGCGTGCGTTATTGATTCACGCAGCAGAAAAAACAACAGCAAGACGTTTAGAAACAATCGATCCCCAGATTAACAGTGTTCTGCGGAAAACCTAAAACTTTCTAACAAGCTGTATGTTTCTACGTTTGATTCGGCGTTGTACAATGTTGTTTAAACTCACAATAGGCCCATGTATAACCACAAAATCTTTGATACTAAATGTGGTAAGCGTGGGCTTATATTTTTCCCACCTGCTTTTTAAGATAATGTTTATGGGTATAAGTCTGTTGGTTCCCCACCACCATTCTTCGCCCAGTTCTAGAAATTCTTTTTTGTCGTCTATGCTTTTTATATTCTCGAAGTTATACATACTAGCTAATTGATTGTCTACGTTTTGTATTATGCCCACGTATTCATTGCCGCCATAAGCAACAAGCGTTAAAAAGGGAAAGTCTTCGAGTAAATTTTGATATTTCTTAGGAATGTTTGTCATCTTATACTTACTTAGCAAATAAATACTAGTGGAGATTTGTACAATGATATATCAAGGCACAGCATACAACTATAATCAGCGAAGTGAGATATTGCTTCCCACTCGCAACGGCACCAGCTATTATGGTCCTCAAAATCACAAACCACTAATAATTTACAGCGGTTTAGACTGTGACTTAGAGTTCTTTGTTAGAGACACCAATCGTAAACCTGTTAGTTTGCACAACAAAACGTTTGTTGCTAAAGTTGTTGATAGGATCTCAGGAAGTGTGCGGTTAACTGAAACTCTTGTTCCCGTGGACTACGACACCGGTAATTTAGTAATGCGTATCTCACAAGATGACAGCTATGGATTAGATGCCGGCTTGTATGATATCGTTATTACTTATACTGATGCGTCCAACAGAACTTTTGGACTAAACAGCGATCAAAACAACAGAATTAGTTTTGTGCTAAAAGTCAATGACAATCCATTACCTACACTAAGAGAAAGTGCGGTGCTAAACACATTTACTACTAGCGACACCCGTTATATTACCAGCAGATCACCAAGCACCGCAGCGGTGTTCAATCGTGACGGCACCAATACTTGCGCAGTGTACACCACCAACTACAGCGGGGTATTTTATGCACAAGCTACACTAGAATTGAATCCCACTGAGTCTGACTGGTTCACTATACAACTTGATCCAGAAAATGCCGAAGACAGTTATACATTTACTTCTGCTAGTGGGGTGACACCTTTCACATGGGATGGTATGTTTGTGTGGGTGAGATTTTACCATACACCTGCTTTAGGCAATACCGGAACACTTGACAAAGTGCTTTATAGAAACTAATATAAACTAATGATAGTCTTAGAATTCGTCAAGCAGCATCTGCCTGGCTCTTGGCGTATGACTCCAAGTGGCTGGATCAGTGGAAATTGTCCTATGTGTGCAACACGGGGACACAAGGCAGACACACGACGGCGTGGCGGAGTAATGTTCAGTGCAGATTCTGTTCAGTACAATTGCTTCAATTGTGGATTCAAAGCAGGATGGTCACCGGGAATCAAAATCAGCAAAAATCTCAAAGAGTTGCTGGTTATATTTGGAGCAGATCCTGCACAAATACAAAGAGTGAACTTCGAACTACTTAAACAAGATGAACACGACAATATAGCAAAGCAATTTATTCCCGAAGAACAAGCACAACTGGCAAAAGTTTCTTGGGAACCAGAACCTCTGCCTGACAATAGTAGACCACTGGATCAAGTTGACACCAGTGAACTAACTGAATCACAACTAGAAAAGTTTGTGGTAGCATGTGAATATGTGCAGCAACGAGGCTTGGGGTTCTATGATAAATGGCATTGGTCTAACTTCAAGCATTTTGAAAACAGAGTAATATTGCCGTTTTACTATCAAAACATGATTGTGGGCTACACTGCAAGATGGGTGATGCCAAACCGACAGCCAGAAATACCCAAATACTATTTGCGCAATCCGCAGAATTTTGTTTACAATTTGGATGCACAAGCCAGTCACAAATACGTTATTGTCACCGAGGGACCATTGGATGCGCTACTAGTGGGAGGAGTTGCGCTGAACGGTAATTCCCCTAACACAGTACAATGTACTTTGATTGACCAGTTAAATAAAAAAGTCATACTGGTACCAGACTTTGACAAAGCAGGGTCGGAAACAATCAGTGCTGCGATCAAACACGGGTGGGCAGTTAGTTTTCCGCCGTGGGAAAACTGCAAGGATGCAGGCGATGCAGTGGAAAAATACGGCAGATTGTTCGCAGTACGCAGTATCATTGACAGTGCTGAAACTGGCAGCACTAAAATACAACTATTAGCTAAACAGTATTGCAAATGATACGAAGAAATGCTATATATAAACATTACATAGAAACCATTGAGCATTTTGCATGGTTCCCTATTAGGTTAACAAACAATAAAATAATCTGGCTTTGTACGTATTACGAAGAACTATATTTGTTTTCGGCAGGATTTGGATTTGCCAGACTATGCAGTAGCTATATGACCAGAGACGAATACATTATAAAGAAGTTGAGTGGGAGTTGATGAGCGAAAATTATACTGACGAATTGCAAAAACTATACATCGAATTTTTACTAGCCGACAAAGATTTGTTTGTTCGGTGCAATGCTATATTGCAAAGCAAGTACTTTAACAGACGTTATCAACCAACAGTTGACTTTATTAAAGAACATGTGGACAAATATGGACAATTGCCTACGCACGAACAGATCAGTGCAAAAACAAACACCAAGCTAGATGATGTAAGCAGCAAGATCACCAAAGAACATAAATCTTGGTTTATGGATGAGTTTGAAAAGTTTTGCAGACACAAAGCACTAGAGGGTGCAATCCTGGCCAGCGCCGACAAACTTGAGCGCAACGAATATGGCGCAGTGGAACAGCTAATTAAAGAAGCAGTGCAAATTGGTCTTGCAAAAAGTTTCGGTACAAACTATTGGGAAGATCCTGCTGGTCGTATTCAAAAGATCAAAGACAACAGAGGTCAAAATAGTTCAGGCTGGGTTACGTTTGACAGTGTGTTGTATGGTGGATTCAACCCAGGCGAACTTAACATTTTTGCAGGCGGATCTGGTTCTGGTAAATCGCTGTTCATGCAAAACTTGGCATTGAACTGGGCGTTGCAAGGAAAGAACGTTGTTTACATCAGCTTGGAACTTAGTGAAGAACTTTGCAGTATGCGTCTCGATGCTATGCTCACTGGTATGAGCACAAAAGACGTTATGAAAAGTTCAGATGACGTTGAGCTCAAAGTTAAGATGGCAAGTAAAAAAGCAGGTCGACTTCAGATCGTACAGTTACCCAATGGGTGTACGGTCAACGACATCAAAGCATACTTGCGCGAATATCAAATCCAAAACAACATCGAAGTACATGCATTGCTTATCGACTACTTGGATCTTATGATGCCCGCAGGACATAAAGTACCAGCAAGCGATCAGTTTATGAAAGATAAATTTGTATCGGAAGAACTACGTAACCTAGCAGTAGAACTACATATCTTGTTTGTTACTGCATCGCAGTTGAATCGTAGTGCAGTTGACGAAGTTGAATTTGACCACAGTCACATTGCAGGTGGTATTAGTAAGATCAACACCGCAGATAACTTGATTGGTATTTTCAGTAGTCGTGCTATGCGTGAGCGTGGGCGTGTACAGATCCAGTTTATGAAAACACGCTCTAGCAGTGGGGTAGGTACTAAACTGGATCTTGCTTATAACATGGAATCACTGCGTATTGCAGACTTAGACGAAGATGAACGTGATGATGAAAACAGTCAAGTCACTAGTATCTATCAAAAGCTAAAAACCAAAACTACTATTGCACCTGGCAATCAAGTAGTGGATGAAACTGCGGCAAAAAGTTCAATGGACAACGCCGACAGACTCAAGAATTTGCTTAAACGAAGAGAATAAGTGCTAGAACAAAGATGTTGTGGACCTTATCTATATCCTATATATGATTCAGAAACAGCGAGCATTACCCAAAACGGAGTCAATAATATGAGCCTGTGTGAGCCAAGTTGTAAGCCTATAATTTGCTCGCTTGTCATTGATGATGTAATTCTTATTAACAATGAGTCATGCGCTTCTAATCGAAAACTGTTACTTGCCATAAGTGCTAATCATCTCTGCTCTAGCATAGATATTTACCTGTATAACCGCTAAATAGTGTTGCAATGAAGAAAAATACGAGATCCATTTTAGAAGAAATTAATGCTATGTCTCCCAAGCGAGACAAGCGCCAGCTTGTTGAATCTAACGCACTGCATGTTATGCAAACTGCTATCAATCTAATAGAACTTATTGATAAAAGTTTTCCACCTGACGTAGCGGAAGATTTACAAAAGCGACTTATTAATAGTATTCGAACCAAGGATCCCAAAAAATTTATTAGAGGAATACAAAGAGTTGAAGATCCACGATATCCTTCCGGGGACACATAAGCGCCACTATTCGCGTGGCCCGCGTACCAAACGTATACTACAACAAAGTCTTGTTGTGACCGAAGGCGGTAATGTCTTTGATGATGCAGCGCCATTTTCGCACGATATTATTCCCAACATTATTCAATCTGTAAACAGTGTGTTAAGTCAAACACCTGCAAAAGCTATTCCTATCGGAAGCGGCGCAACTCCTACTCCGGGAAAAGTAAGTGGAGACTTGGACCTTATTGTAGACCAGGATATACTTGCACAAGAATTTAAACTAGAAGATCCTAAACTTATACGTAAAAAGCTACGTCAAATGTTTGACTTGGCAGGAATGCAAACTGGCCAAAGCGGTGTTAGTGTACATGTTAGAATACCAGTAGGCGATGCAGCGCACCAAGTTGATATTATGGTGGTCCCACATGCTGCAATGGTTAGTAAATTCCACACACATGATATTCCTGCAGGATCTCCATTCAAAGGTGTGAATAAACATCTAGCTATGTCATACCTTGCTAAGAAAAAGAATATGCTGTGGAGCGCATTCCAAGGGTTGTTTAACAGAGATGAAGCAGGTAAAAAATCTAACTTGATCAGTAATGACATCGACGACATTGCAAAAGTGTTGCTGGGCAGAAACGCAGTTGCAAGAGATTTGGGTAGTGTTGAAGCCATCATTCGAGCATTGCCCCCAGCAGAAGCAGAACAAATGTTAGCTGACATTAAATCAGATCCAAGTTGGAAAGAAGTATCACAATGAGAGCCACAGATTTTTTAAGTGAAAGTATTTTGACAGAAGCAACAAAAGTGGGCCGTGAATGGCAACACTTAGAAGATCTTGTGTTTGTTGACGGAAGCCAAGGCGCTTTGAATGCTGCGAACATTTTAAAGAACCTAGGCAGTGGCGCAACTGAACTTAACATCAAGTGGGACGGACGTATTGCACTTTACTGGGGTCGCGAACCTGACGGTACGTTTGTACTAGTAGGTAAAAACGGCTGGGGTAAAGAAAAACACACTACACCAGAAGATATGCAAAACGCTATTACCACTGCTGGTAAAGGTGAAGAGTGGCGCCAAAAGCTAGGTGCTGATATGGCACAAGTATTTGAAATTATGGAAAAGAATACCTCTCCACAGTTTAGAGGATATGCAATGGGCGATTTGCTTTGGTATCCAGGCGACCCATATCAAATGACTAAACAAGGCATTGTGTTCACCCCAAACAAAGTTACTTACACAGTAAATCCCACAAGTGACTTGGGCAAACGTATTGCACAAAGTAGCGTAGGTATTGCTGCACACTTGTATTACAAAGAGTTTGGATCATCCGACGGTATGGCATTAACTGATGTAGCTGGGCTAAACGGAAAAACCGCTGTTGTACTAAATTCTAGAATCACATCATACCAAACAAAAATAGACACTAGTGCTGTGGATGATATTATTAACGATGCTAAAGCAAATGCACAAGCTATTGACAGTTTACTTGAACCACAACCTGGATTGAGTGACATGAAAGCTATCATTTACACCTACGTAAATCAAATGAGTCGTGCAGGACGTTTAAATGATCTTGCAACTGGATTCTTTGACTGGCTTAAAACAAGTAAAGTAAGTACACAGAAGCAAGCTAAAATACTTGCAATGCCGCAAAGCAAGTCTATTCCGTTGCTGTTCAACCTTGTGCTAAAAGTGCAGCGTGTGAAAGATGATATCATCAGTCAACTTGATCAACAAACATCTGACATTACTGCGACAACTGACGGACAAGCAGGCGGTGAAGGTTATGCAGCAAATGCAGAAAAAGTAAAACTAGTACCGCGCCAACGCTGGGTACCAAGCTAAGAGTAAATACTGCTATGGAATTAAACTTTGTTCGAGATCTAAATGAAAGCACTATGTATCGCAGTCGTCAGCAAGCACAAGCTACTGATGCTCGAGACATGATTGACTTTGCATTTTTAAATTTACTCACCCTGCATATACTTTATAATGATTATACCACTGCACCAATAGCACAAGGCTATGCTAAAAGAACAATGCAGTATAGAAATTTTGACAACTATTATCAAAGTGCAACTGACTTGTATGTGGCACTTAATTCGATAAAAACTAATTCTGTTGCAGGCGGTGCTAATGCAGCCATACAAATGAACAGAGTAAACTTGCCAGAAGCAAAGATCAAACAATATCTCACACTAATGTCACAGGGTATGCCTGTGCCTAATCCCTCGACTTTTCTAGTACAGTTTGAACGCGGTATGGATATACAAGACAGTAACTATAGAAGTATTCGTCGATTAGCAGGCAGTTGGCCCACACTAGACAATTTGCAAAAAGGATTAGTGGTTACTAGACTGCTACAGTTTTATAGAACAAAAGCCATACGTAGCGAACTGTACGGCGCATTAAACAACTTTGCTAAACTAAACAGCTTGGAAATAAAGGGTGTCGACAACGCCGAAGCCAAGTCTATCAAAAGCAAAGTGGCCACAGTGGCAATGAATACCGCAGCTATTGCCGGAGGCTTTGCAGCGGGCAGAGCATTTGGCAAGTGGCTGGTAAAATAAGCTATCACAGTGACTCAACGCTATATTGTTTACACCCTAATTGATATAACCAACAGCGATGTGGTCAGTGCAAGAACTGATGATATTCGAGGATATAATCAACAACAAAATCTCAATACATTATTACAGCTTATCAGTCTGAGAAGTCAGCCGGTATATGCACAAGTTTCGATAATTAAGACACAAGATTTAGTTAATTATAGGTTCGGAAATCAATTTAAAGGACTACATACAGTATGGAAATTAGAGTTTGCATCAGAGCATACGGATGTTTTTTTAAAAGACAATAACGATGTTTATTTGCTGGAACATGATTGCGACGGTGCTGCGTTTACTGCTAATCTAAATGAAACAGTAAAATTTAAAAACACCACAATTGAAACTCGAGATGTTGATGCGATAAACACGTACTTTTTAAAAGTATGATGTTTTGCTAAATATTATTACAATTTAGGCACATCAACTCAGGCACACATATCAAGGCTCCTATCTTAACAAATCACTAGAAGTGATAGGAAGTGAATTATGTCATCAACAATAACCACGCAATTAGAGCGTACAAACCTTGAAGCACATGTCGATTTGTGTGCAGAAAGATATAGAGTCTTGGAAGAAAAAGTAAGCAATATTGAAGATCGCCTTGGGCGAATCGAAGACGGTGTACAGCAGATGCGGTTTGACACCAATGCCTCTTTGGCGCAGATGCGAGAAGACAGCATCAGACAACATCAAGACAATTCCAAGATACTGATAGGCGCTGCTGCCAGCGTGGTTGCAGGCATTATGACTATCATTGTTGTTATACTTATGATGTAATAAATACATGCATGAACCTAATTGAATTAAATACCTCCAACGCCATAGTAGAAGCTCAACTGGTTTGGGCACGTTCAGGCAACACTATCACTCGTAAGTATCGTTGCACAGTTGGCCAGCGATCAGGAAGACTAGTATCTAATCCAGGACAGTGCAGTGCTCCTATAGATATCAAAAAACGTTTGGTACTAGCAAAAACTAAAGCACGTATGGGCACAAGATTACAGAAAAAAGCAAAGTTTACCAAGCGGTTCAATCCAGCTAGTAGGGCTGTGCAGAAGTTGAACAAGGTGTAATGCAATGAAAGTAAGAGATATACTAGAATACGGTATGGCAGATGAGCCCGTATACGGAACAAGTAAAGCGGCGTTACGAACCCAGACCACAGACATGGCCAATCAATTCAAACGACAAACAAATCAAGCGCAAAACGCAAGCGATGAAGCAAACATCAAAGCAGCACACGATTACCACAGCCAAAAACGAAAACGTGTTGTGCCCACCGGTATTCCAGCTAGAATGTTAGCGCCGCAGACTCCGGGTAGTCCAGCACAATGAGAGCAATAGTAACCAAAGGCGGATTCTACACGTGGATCAACGCCAGAGAAAGTAAGTTTTTAGAAGAACATTTCAACGGGGTGGAATTGTTGGACAAACAAAACCTCAATGAACATGAACAGTACCTTGCACAAAATCTTGTTAGCAGAGGTGTACTTGACAAAATAGTAGATCGTAAATCGATAAATTACAAACTTAACATCAATAATCTTGGCAGGTAACTATGAACGAAGACTCAGACATGACAACGATTTTGAGAAAATTGAAATCGCTAGATTCCCATACCCAAACTATACTGCACGAAACCAGTAAGCAATTAGCAGAAGATGCAGTGCATGATATTGATCTCGCAGTAGCAATTAACCAGACCGTAACCAATTCCAGTGTAACTGTACACAACTACAAGATAGATATTGTTGCAGCCGAATTTGCAGGTAGAACCAAAGACTTTTACAATATCATTGATTTGTCAGAAAACAAATCGCTATACACTGATATTGCACTATTTGAAACTGCAATGGCAATTGTTAAAAAACTTATGGTCAATACCATATCAGGCATTGACGAATTGGTTCAACTTGATTTGGATTATTCGAATTCTTTATACGAAGTGTATATACACAAGCATAATGCAAAAACATCATTGAATGAAGATATTTCATTGGCAAAAATGGATAATGCTAAACGCAGGGTCTTTGAAGCAAAGCGTAAAATTTTGAAAAGACTATAAATACACTAAAGGGAATCACTATCATGTATTTAAACGACTTAAACTCAGCAAATCACAGTGTGGATAAGATTAATCGTATCCTAGCTAGTACATTTGGTCACAACATTAATTTAGGCGAAATGAGCACCAACGCCTTAACTCGTATGCTCACTACAACAACTGCAAAGATTGCAATTATTAAAGAAAATGATTTGAAGTATTGGGAAAATCCACAATACAACAAGTTAAAACTTATAGAACATCAATTGACCACTTATATTAAAGAAGTTGCACCTGCTAGAAAAGATGGCAAACGTGCTAAAATGAAAGAAAGCATTGTAATGGAACAAGACCTAGATCAAGCAGAAGTGCTGTTAGCAGCCAAGGAAATGGTTGACAAACTACAAAAGATGGTAGAAGACGTTGCAGCAATGCAAGTACAAGAACTAATGCCAATCACTGATGCAATGAAGAATCAACTTGGATTTGAAATTGCCGAACAATTCAACACCGCAGCAGATGCAGCACTAGGTGGATTACTAGATCAACTAAAATCCGCTAAAGACGCATTGGACAACGCTACGCTACAAGCAAGTGGCCAGCCAACCAATGGTCCTGCGCCAACAGACATGTCTGACATGAGTGACATCGACGACGATATGGCAGGCCTAGAAGACGATGGGTTTGACGGTGACGATGCAGCCGCTGGTGCAGACAACACAGTCGGACGTGAACTAAAAGCAGAGAGTGCTATGGACCGTATGGAAAAGCGAGCACTTGCTGAAAAGCGTGTTCTACTAGCCAAAAAGCGTGTGGTTGAAGCTGCCCGTGCTAAAGGTTTCTCTGAATCAGCTATTACAAAGTTGATGGCAAAAATCAAATGAGATTTGAACAACTAGTAAACGAAAGCACTGTTGATCAAGGCAATATCCTCAATGATGTTGAGGAATTATTGACTCGTGCTAAAGCCCGTGGTTACACAAAGTTAAGCACACAGTCGGTGTTTAACAAAATGAAATCCATTGGTTACAGCGTTGATATGCAGAGTTTATTGCGTTTACTAGTTGGAATAACCAGCGTTGGCACTGCCAATGAAAAAGAAATTACTCTCGACACTGCGTTACCTGATTCCCCCGATAAACAAAAAGACGCAGGTGTCGTGAGTAAACTAGCAAGTAAGCAAATACAAAAGGCCGTACAATGACATATAGTATTAACAGTAACCAAGCTAAATCAATTGCCAGAAACGACCTTGTTATCTTTAATGAAATCAATACTCTGATGCAACAAGTTATCGCTGATACAGAGTCGGGATTGTATGAAACCACAATCAGTGATGCTACTACTATGACCGAATCCACTCCCGCTATTACACTTACTGGTACCGTAACTAATCCAACTATTACCAATGGGCAGACTTTCATAATCGCCGGCACTACTATTGTGTTAGGCACCAGCGGCACTAACTTGAACAGCATAATTTCTGATATAAACGACGCAGCGGTCAGCGGTGTAACAGCTAGTAAAAGCAGTAACCGTTTGGTTGTTACTTACACTGCGCCCGCAGCTACTACTTGGTCAGTCACAGTTGGTGCAGGATCTGCAAACACTGCGCTGGGCATACCAAGTGGCACCACTACTGCTACTAATCCTAGCAGTGTGACTTATTTCAACGTTTGGCAAGGAAATTCCACTGATCGTCCAAAAACAGATCAGATGAACCAAGTGATTCAGTACTTTGAAAATCTTGGCTACAGTATAGACCGTCAAACCAACACTTCCACTAATAAAACGTTCAAATGGGTTATTGGTTATTGACATTGTAACACTAGTGCTGTAATGTGATTAGATGTTAACCATAACCCACCCTTACCCATATCAAGAATTAAAACGCAAATCTATAGACGGTAAACGCCTATACGAAAATCCATGGGGAGATCCTGTCCCCAGTGTAACTACTATTCTCGACAAAACAAAACCCAGAGAAAAACGAGAAGCACTCAACAATTGGAAACAACGTGTGGGCGAAGCAGAAGCCCAGCGTGTTGTTACTGAAGCAGCTAACACTGGGACTTACATGCACGCCATACTAGAGAATTGGGTTAAGAATGAAACCTATTCCGGCGAAGCAACTGTGCAGTCACGCCTTATGGCCGAGACTGTTATTAAAAATATAGAGCCACACATCACTGAAGTTTGGGGTAGTGAAGTAAATCTTTGCTACCCCGGATTGTATGCTGGCACCACTGACCTTGTTGGCATGTGGAAAAACAATCCTGCTATCATGGATTTTAAGCAAACAAATAAACCAAAAAAACGTGAATGGATTGACGACTACTTTATGCAAGCTGCGGCGTATGGGATGGCTCATAATGAACTGTACAAAACCAATATACAACATATTGCAATTTTCATGTGCAGTAGAGAATGCGAATGGCAGTTGTTTGAAGTTGGCCCCGAAGAGTTCAAACATTGGGAAGAAAAGTGGGCTGCTAGAGTAGAACAGTTCTACAATCTCAACTAAATATGTTATACGAGGAAACAACACATGTCAGATACACGCATTAGTAAAATTAAAACAAGACAAGGCGACTTTGATGATCTGCCTATGCTGGACCCAGGCGAATTTGGTTATGCAAAAGACCAACGCAGATTGTTTATCGGCAACGATTCCGTTAGTGTAGGTACAGGCAACGCTTCCAAAACGCAATTTACTGTGGACGCAGATGTTAGCAGTCCGAATGTTATTTCAGTTTATATTAACGGCACAGCCGTTAACCCATCCACATACAGTATTGTGGGAACTACACTTACATTCACTTCGGCCCCAGCTAGCGGCGCAGTTATCACTATGCGATTCAACAGTGAAATAGAAATCGACAAAGACATCACCCGTCCTAGCAGTTTGAGTTTAGCAGCAGGCGGAACCAACGCTGCAACAGGTTTTCAATTTGATACTACACAGTATAACGTGTGTATTATCGACTATACACTAGAAAGCACAGCAGGCGTTCGTGTTGGTCGATTGAGGTTTGCGATAGATCAAAGCAATAGTGCAACTGCGCTAGATGACAACTACACTGAAACAGCCGCAGTTGCAGTGGTGTTTAGTTTGAATACTGCAACAGCTAATACACTAAAGCTAATGTACACTGATACTGCATCATTGATCACCAAATTCAAATACACATATCAACTTTGGAACAGCAATTAAAGCACAGGGCTTGGTTTGAGTCTCCTGCAACCAGGCTAAATCGTTGGAGAGAATTTAGGAAAACCCTAGATTCCAGTGACTCGCTCGCAGTGTGCCAAACAGTGTTGAGTTGGTGGGAAAGCGCACCATTGGTCAGTATTAGTATTGATCCGGTCAATCCTGACCAGTGGCCTACACCCTGGGAGATGCTGCATCAAGGCGACTTCTGTGAAAACAGTTTGGCGTTGGGTATGGCTTATACCATCTACTATGCAAATATTTCTATCCCAGTGGATCTTATGTATATCACATGTAGAGATGAAGGCTTTCAGAGATTGTGTGCATTTGTAGACAATAAACACCTGCTTAATTTCACACGAGGAAAGATAAGTACTTTTCCGGGCAACCAATGCTCAATATCTTATCAAATATCCATCAACGACATAATTAAAAAACAACAATAACACCAGCCCAGCACAGATATGTTTGGGTAAACTATCTTATATTTTAAGGAAACCGCACGACGATGAGCAATATTCAAGTAGTAAAAAGAGACGGATCAAAAGAAAGCATAAACTTAGACAAACTGCACAAAGTGGTTTTTTATGCGTGTGAAGGTATCAATGGAGTTAGTCCAAGCGAAGTTGAAATCAAAAGCAGTTTGCAATTTTACAATGGTATTACCAGCAACGCAATTCAAGAAACACTTATCAAAAGTGCAGCAGATTTGATTAGTGAAGAAACCCCCAATTACCAATGGGTGGCAGGCAGATTAATTTTATATCATCTTAGAAAAATAGTCTACAATCGTTACGATCCTTGTCATTTATTTGAACTCATCAATCGAAATGTTGCTGAAGGTTTTTATGATCCGTCGTTGCTTACTGAATACACAGAAGCTGAGTGGGATGAACTCAACAGCTACATCAAACACGAGCGTGACGAAACACTTGCTTACGCAAGCATGGAACAGTGGCGCGGCAAGTATTTGGTGCAAAACAGAGTCACTGGCGAAATTAAAGAAACTCCACAAATTGCATATATGCTGATTGCTGCAACACTGTTTTCCAGCTACCCAGCAACTACTCGGTTACGTTGGGTAAAGGACTATTATGATGCTATCAGCTTGCATGACATTAGTTTGCCAACTCCTGTTATGGCAGGTGTGAGAACCCCACAGCGACAATTCTCTAGTTGTGTGCTTATCGAAACCGGCGACAGCTTGGACAGTATCAATGCCACTACTAGCAGTATTGTGAAATACGTGAGCCAAAAAGCAGGTATCGGTATTGGCGCAGGATCTATCAGGGCGATTGGCTCTCCGATTCGCAAAGGAGACGCTTATCACACTGGAGTGATTCCGTTCTATAAAATGTTTCAAGCTGCAACGCGATCATGTAGTCAGGGCGGTGTACGTAATGGCGCTGCGACACTTTACTATCCAATTTGGCATTTAGAAGTGCAGGATCTATTGGTTCTGAAAAACAACAAAGGCATCGAAGATAACCGTGTTAGACACATGGACTACGGCGTACAGTTCAACAAAATAATGTACGAACGGTTGATCCAGGGTGGTAATATCACACTGTTTAGTCCTGCAGATGTGCCCGGATTGTATGATGCGTTTTTTGCAGACCAAGATCGTTTTAAAGAACTCTACGAGACCGCAGAACGTAATACCAAACTACGTAAAAAAGTAGTCAGTGCATTGGATTTGTTCAGTGCTTTTATGGGAGAACGCAAAGACACTGGTCGCATCTATCTTATGAACGTAGATCATGCAAACAGTCACGGCGCATTTAAACCAGACTTGGCGCCAGTTAAACAAAGCAACTTGTGTTGTGAAATCAATCTGCCTACAAAGCCATTAAATGACTTCAATGACGAAGCAGGCGAAATTGCGCTGTGTACGCTCAGTGCAATCAATTGGGGCAACATTAAAAAGCCCAGTGATTTTGCCAAGCCATGTGAACTAGCAGTGAGAGGGCTTGATGCACTTTTGAGTTATCAAGATTATCCAGTCAAAGCAGCACAACTTGCAACAATGGGAAGACGACCATTGGGTGTGGGTATCATTAACTTGGCTTATTGGATGGCCAAAAACGACATGACCTATACTTCACCTAATCTAGAAATGATTGACGAATATACAGAAGCGTGGAGTTACTATTTGATCAAAGCTAGTGCGGATCTTGCAGTAGAACAAGGTGCTTGTGTGTGGAACGATCAGACCAAATACAGTGACGGTGTACTGCCAGTTGATACTTACAAGCGTGAAGTAGATGAACTAGTTGCTCCAGTAGAGCGTATGGATTGGGCCGGACTGCGCGAACAGCTTAAACAAACAGGTATCCGAAACAGCACACTGATGGCGCTTATGCCCGCAGAAACTTCTGCGCAGATCAGTAACGCAACTAATGGCATCGAACCTCCGCGCAGTTTAGTCAGCGTCAAACAAAGCAAACACGGTGTACTCAAACAAGTGGTGCCCGGAATTCACAAATTAAAAAACAAATACGAATTGCTATGGAATCAATCTAGCCCAGAAGGCTATTTGAAAATTATGGCCATACTTCAGAAATATATTGATCAGGGTATCAGTGTCAACACCAGCTACAATCCACAATTCTTTGAAGATGAAAAGATTCCGATGAGTACTATGCTACAACATCTGATGATGTTCTACAAGTATGGCGGTAAACAGTTGTACTACTTCAATACCTATGACGGCGCTGGTGAGATTGATATTGACAAGTTCGGCCAGTCTAATATAGTGTTAGAAGATACAACTCAACTAGACGACGCGGCTTGTGACAGTTGCACAATTTAAAGGAAATACTATGAGTACAGTTTTTAATATCGATAATCGCAGCGATCACACCAAGTCACTAGCTTTTCTTGACCCCAGTGGTGGCCCCAGTATTCAACGCTACGATACGCTAAAGTATCCAGCGTTTGACAAATTCACTGACAAGCAACTAGGCTTTTTTTGGAGACCAGAAGAAATTGACGTGATGAAAGACAGTAAAGATTTCAAAGAGCTGACTGAACATGAGCAGCATATCTTTACTTCAAATCTAAAACGACAAATCCTGCTGGACAGTGTACAAGGTCGTGCTCCGGTAGAAGCGTTTAGTCCAATTGTAAGTTTGCCTGAGCTGGAAAACTGGATCATCACTTGGACATTTAGCGAAACCATTCACAGTCGCAGTTACACACATATCATTCGAAACATCTACAGCAACCCTAGCAAAATCTTCGACGAGCTGCTGGATATTGCAGAGATTGTGGATTGTGCGGAAGACATTAGCAAAAACTACGACGATCTGATTGAACTAGCCAGCTGGTACAATTTGCTAGGAGAAGGTACACACACAGTTAACGGAAAAACAGTAGTAATTGATCTGTATGAACTAAAAAAGAAACTGTGGCTTGCGTTGATGAGTGTAAACATTCTCGAAGGTGTTAGGTTCTATGTTAGCTTTGCTTGCAGTTGGGCATTTGCTGAACTCAAAAAGATGGAAGGTAATGCAAAGATCATCAAGCTAATTGCTCGTGATGAGAATTTGCACTTGGGCAGTACACAACTTCTTCTAAAAACGTTGCGTAAAGATGACAGTGATTTTGATAAGATTGCAGCGGAAACAGAAGCAGATTGTGTTAAAATGTTTGTAGACGCAGTTGAGCAAGAAAAAGCATGGGCAGACTACTTGTTCAAAGATGGTAGTATGCTCGGATTAAACAAGCAACTGTTGTGCGAATATATTGAACATATTGCAGGCAAGCGTATGGTAAATGTTAGCTTGCCTAAAATCTATAATCAAACTAGTAATCCGCTACCTTGGACACAAAAGTGGATTGCAGGTGCAGAAGTTCAAGTAGCACCGCAGGAAACAGAAATTTCAAGCTATACTATTGGCGCCGTTAAGCAAGATGTAGATGGCAACACTTTCAAAGGATTTAGTTTATGATTACAGTTTACAGTAAAGCAGGCTGCGGGTATTGCAGTCTAGCAAAAGATTATCTCACTAAGCACAACTTTGAATTCGAAGAAGTTAGAATTGACTTAGACGAAACAAAACTTTCGTGGATCAGAGAACAAGGACACCGTACAGTGCCTCAAATCTATTACAAAGGTTTGGTGTTAGTGGAAGGCGGCGGCTTGCCATTGAGTAAAATGGAACCCGTTGCAGTAAAAAAATTGATGGAAAATATTGATGCTACAACCAGCCTTTAAAGTAAATGATGTAGTTACTATCAAACTAGTAACAGGGGAAGAAATTGTAACACGATTGGGCGACCCCGAAAGCACTTCGTTTACTATATCAAGACCATTGGTGTTTACAGTGAATCCGCAGAGCGGGCAGGCAATGTTGATACCATGGCTAATGAGTGTGGAAGCAAAAGATCCAACACCGATTGTACTGTACAAAACTTCCATTGTTAGTATGACTCGACCTGTCAAACAAATCGCAGATCATTATACTCAAGCAACATCGGGTATTGTTACTGCGCCAGCGGGTCTTGTAATCTAATAAATACTTGCATGGCAGGTTTTGTACACAGAGAAGGCGATGCAAGAAGCTGCGGAGCAACTACTAAAGCTTCTTGCGCAACCGTCAGAATTAATGGAAAATTCATAAGCATAGAAGGCGATACCAACAGTCACGGCGGCGGCGCATTGCGAGCCACTCAAACTGCGGGCAAAGTCAGAGTTAATGGTCGTCCAGTTATTATACTCAATGACCCAGCAGCACCAGACAAATTGTGCCCACCATTGGGCGGCGCACATTGCAACCCCAAAGCATCTAGTGCTAGTCCAAACGTAAGAGCAGGCGGCGGTTAATGACACAATTTACAGATTTCAAAGCAGGTCTTCAAAACGCAAGTGAATACCTGGATGCAAGACATCACCTTAGCGGTACCACTGCATTAGGCAATGACGCATTGCGTATTGTGGGTAGCGCAGAGTATAGCTTTACGCTGCGAGAACTATTGTGCAGCGTGCTGGCAGGCAACGGATTTAAGCTGCCCAATCTACAGATATGTTTACATGCAAACATTGCAGAACTGTTGGGTATTCCCAACCTTCAGGCTGAACTAGCTCAGGCACTAGGTCAATTGCAGGGTGCGCTAGAAAGTTTTATGGATCATACAAAGATAGATGATGTACTGGGCAGATTAAACAGTGTGTTGTCGGAAGCACAGCAAGTGGCAAACTTGTTGAATTTCTGTGCAGTGCCAATGGATCCAATTGCTATACCCAATCTATTAGAACGTGCATTTGGTAGTTTCTTAGGAGCAGGCAAAAGTATTATTGACGCTATTGGCAGTATTGCGCCCGAAGAAGTGTGTGCATGTATTGGCCCCAGCGGATTCAACAGCAACGTGTTTAACGGCGGTATACTAGGAAAGATTGCCGACAATCTAGAAGCAATCAACTTGGGCAACTTGGGCCAAAGTATCATTGACGATATTAAAAATGAAATTAATATGGTGGGCAACAGTATTGCTAGTTTGATTAATTTTGAGAATAATATTGGAGGTGCGTACAGTCAAGGTGGCAGTCAATTTAGTACACCTGGGTGTAATAGTGAAGTCGGAGTTATGCACAACTCGGCGGGCGGTGGTCTAGCTGGAAATGCAAGAATCGCTAGCACATTAAAAAGCGTATATGATAACCTAGCTGGTTATCCAGTACAGTATCAATACAATCGAAACCCTGCCGGCGGGTCAATGATCGACAGTATTGGTACTGGAGAAATCAAAGAATATCCCAACATTTTTTATCTATTGTTAGACCCCGAAATGATAGATTTGTTGGACAACTTAGATGATCCAACTCCTCGCATCAGCAATCAAAATCCAGTGTACGATTATTGCGGAAACATAATCGGTTACACTGCAAATTACACCGAGCGCCCGGTAGAGAAAAGTGAAGGCAGTGTACCAGTTGTACCAGTGGACCGCCCCGGCTATCAAGCTGGCGGACTAGCTACAAACAGTAATGCCGCTGCTGGTGCTCCTACTATTGCAGGGTCTGCTTCCACTGGGACCAGTGACACTTATGTCAAGTACACCCAGCTGCAAACCACAAATAGTCTAGTAGAGACTGTAAAATTCAACAACGTAATACAACAGCCCGGGACCGGCAAGACCTGGTTCTTTACTGTAGACGCACTTGCGGGAGATTCTGCTGGGTCTACCAGACGTGTGTTCAAAGTAGAAGGTGTGGTTCAAAACCAATCAGGCACGTTGTCTATAGTGGGGTCTAACATCACTACTTTGTTTGGCTCGACTGGTAACAGTTGGGACGTTGACGCAGTAGTGGATAGTAATATCTTTAAGATAAGAGTGTACGGCCAAGCTGCTACCATTATCAATTGGAGCCTGAAATTGTCTATTGTAGAGCTTTGAGTATCATAAATACTGTGTCAACTATAAAATTATCAATTATTGGCATTTTTTCATTGACAGGTAAGTCGTCTTGCCATAGTATCTTAGTAATAAGAAAATTATGGAGAGACGTCATGGCACATTTTAAACAAATTTTTGGCACTGAAAGGCAATATAAATGAGATCAAAACACACAGGCAACGGTAGAAAAATTTTAGCCAAAGTGGAAGTTCCACTTAGCGTCGAGGACATTACTATTTTCGCACTGCGACACCTAGACGACATCGGAGACAATGACCCTCGCGATACTATGTTGCGCAGTAATAAACGAGAGATTTTTGGGTTTGCTAAAACAGCAATCTTTCGATGGGGCACCGAAGAACCCAAAACATATGTGAAGCAAAAGCTCAACGGCCATTTTGCTCCTATACAACAAATTGTGCAACACAAATTTCCAGAGTGTGATTGATGACAAACGTAATTGACTTTCACGCCAAACGTGAGCAACACACCAAAAAAAATATTCAATTCATTCCAATTGGCACTGTCGAATCGACATTCGACGTAGTGTATGATATTGACTATGACAAATTTTTCAAAATGTTTAAAATCGAGGAACCAAAATGAATCCCACTAACCGAAATGATCGCAATACTCCGCAATCATTGATTGACGAATTCCTCAACAAAGGCGGCACAGTTACAGTGTGCAACGCAGGAGCAAAAACAGAAGACATCAAGTATATTGGTGGATTTTACGCCAAGAAGAAAAAAGCCAAAGATGGCGAAAAATTTGACAAATAGTGATTGACTAACAAATCAAGATGTCTTACATTAGTAATGTAATCAATTGATAGGAACAGCTATGATCAAGAACTTCCGAGACGCTGCTATTTTTTTGTTGACCATGTATGTACTTGTTGTGGCTGTGTGGGCCCGGACTAATCCAGCTTCGATTGGCGAATGGCAAGCGCAAAAAGACATTGCGTATGACGCAGTGTGGATGGAGTGGATTGGGGATTGTGATTGCACAGTGCCACTGGAATAAAAGACTTCATACACAGTTGCAGTGAATTAACACATTATCAGCTGATAAAACCTCGCCCTTCAGAGTTTGCTGATTGGCGAGGCAATCACGCATTGATGATGGACTATGCGCAGTGGGTGCATACACAGTCACAATGTCCTAGTTTAAAATTATCAATTGACGTGCCTGTCGATGAAATATTTGCAGAAGCACAAGCCAGCTTAGACAAATTTGTGACTCACAGAGATCATGAGGGCAACACTGGCTGGCGCAGCGCAGCAATACATGGCATCAGTACTCAGCATACCAACACTTGGACTACAAAAGATTACGGATTTGATACTGAACCCGAGTATGTTTGGACACAGCTAGCAGATGATTGCCCTGTAACCAAACAATGGATTGAGTCTTTTCCTTGCACTCGATTTCAGCGTGTTAGATTTATGTTGCTAGAACCAGGCGGCGTAATAGCACTGCACCGAGACAACCAAGCCCGTGCGCTGGACGCAATCAATGTTGCAATTACCAATCCCGACGAGTGCAAATTTTATATGGAAGATGCAAACTTCATTCCGTGGCAACCGGGAGATGTGAGATTGATTGATATCGGCAGGTATCACACTGTAGTAAATAACAGCAACCACCCACGTATGCATATGATTATTCATGGATGGTGGGACATAGACATCTATAGAAAAACCTGCGAAAGTTACGATGAACTCACCTGTTTATATTTTTAATACTGAAAAACAATTCGACAATCATTTGAATTTCGACTTGTATTATCTGCTACCCGCGGGTTTCATGGATACACGGATTGTTAAGCAATCCAGCAATATTGTATATTATGATTTCAATCTACTAGCATTGTCTTTTAAAAAGACTCTAGTAGAGCAGTGGGATTGTTCTAAGCAACAGCTTTGGCAAATTGTTAATGATCTGGATTGTTTATACTGCTACAGCGACTACCAAGTTGTGGATTTTGATCGTCTGACAGACAAAGAAAAGTTTGATATCAACTGGCGCAACACATCGCCTTCGGACACTATGGAATCATTCTTCGAAATTAAACAGTCAAATATTCAATATCAGACCTTTGATATTGTGACTAATCCCATGTTGTGTGGACTAGTTAAACAAGACACTGCCCGCAAATACATTTGGTTTAGTAATTGCTTTGATTACAAGCACAATCACACACAGTCTGCACAATTATCATCTTTCGAGATTTTTTCAAAATCCGCCAAAAGACATCGGCTTTTTGTACATGGGCTAGATCCAATTCGTGACGATTACTGTTACAGTGATGCAACACAATTGTTCTAAGTAATCTTTGGTATTGATTTTCTCCCAAAAATCGATTAGGCTGTAAGCGAAGATCCGCTTATGTAAAGAAGCAAGTTTTCGCTTATGGTTATTAAGCTAGTTGACTTAGACCCCACTGTTGTCTATAAGTAACTTACCGACAAAAGGAGAAGTTAATGAAGATGTCAAACATTATCGGTTGTGT